GTATGCGATCGAACCGAATTCACGCCGTCAATTTGTGTATAGGCGCGGAGATATTCGGAAGGGTTAAGCCGCACCCTTTCCAGCCGGCGGGCATATTCCTCGCTCCACCCTCGCGCCTGGGCCTGTTGTGAGGCCGTAGCGAGCCCGTATTGCCCGAGGGAGCCGATCGCCACTAGGTTCCCAAGGTTAACGTAATCGTCGGGGAATTGCGCCACCGTAATCGAAGCCGGTTCAATCCCGATCGCCCATAGCATTCTGCAAACGTCGCCCGATACTACATCGATCGCATTTTCGAGCGCCACATCGTCGGCGGATTTCAGGAAGGCGATCCAGCCCGCTTTCAGGCTCGCCGTGGTAATCCCGAATTGATTTGTTGAAACGAAAGGCATTTGAACCGCCAAGCTAGAAAAGAAAAGGGGCGAGCCGCAAAGCCCGCCCCTAGCCTTCGGGCCGCTAGCCTAGCAAGGCCTAGCCGCCGTAATTCGCGGGATACTGCACAGGGGACTGGAAACAGAAGCCCAGCGCCGGCTCCACGATCGCAACCTGAGCGGCCTGCGAAGCGGTATAGGCGTAATCGTTAGTCGCTTCCAGGATACCCTCGCGAAGCGAGAAGGGCTTAGCCTGGTAAGTGTAAAGCGCCGAACGGGTATACAGCGAAGCGTTATCCTGATCGGCGACGTGGCCAACCCAAGCGAAATTCGAATTGATAAACCCGTTAGAGGCCGCCTGGCCCAGCGCCGCGGTATTCTGCGAAGCCGAGAGAATCAGAACCTCCACGCGGTCAACCTGAGCGCCAGGGTTAAGCGAAATCAGCTCGGCGAGAAGCTCGGCGGTTTTGGCCGGCGTGAAGCCCGAGGCAATATCGCCGCCCAGCGACTTGAAATAAGGATTCTGTTTAAGGGCGAAGAATGCGGCCCAGCCGAGCACAATCTTATTTGCCTTCTTACCGACCTTCAGCGGCGCGGCGGTAGCCTTCGCGAGGGCCTGGACGATATCATAAGACGGATCGTCCCAATATGTTCCAGCGGCGCCGGTGGTGTAATTCGAGCCCCAATTCGTGCCCGTTGACGTGAGCGACGCGAGGCGCTGTTCATGTTCGAGCATAATCGCGGTAGTCATCGCGGGCGCGGCGATCTGGCCCTCGTAAGACTGAATACCCTTCGGCCCCATGTTATCGCGGATAACGGTCGAAATCGTGGTCTGAGCTTCGCGAATCGGGATCGTAATATCCGAATCCTGAAGGCCAACGTTAATCTGCCGCACATTCGCGCCAGGCGACTTCACAAGCGAGCGGCCCGCTACGCTAAGGCCCTGCCAATCCGTCCGGAAAAACTTACCCTTGAAGGCGGTTCCCGAAACGTCGGCGGAAATATCGCCTTCGAGGTTAACCGTAGGGGCGGCAAGCCGAGAAATGAAAAGGCTAGGATCGTTCGCGACGGCTTCCATTGCCTGGGGGATTGTTACACTAGCGGTCGAGGACATTTTGAAGCCTTAGGTGAGGGCCGGAAATTCAGCGAGGGGGGAGAGATTCAATTAATCGACGACAAGGCCGCCGAGAACATTACCGATCACAAGATCGCCCGCCGCCGTGGTGAGCGAGCCGGTGTAACCCGTAATCTTGACGCATTGCTTTTTGGAGCCCGAAGCGGTCCAAACAACGAAGGCGCCGGCGCTGTCAGAGGTTCCGATCGCCACGCCCGAAGCGGGGATCGCGCCGCCGCAGAGGCAATAGGCCGGACCGGAGGTAACAATCGAAACCGGCTCGCCCGAGGCGGCGGAATCCGACTGAACAACCCCGATGAAGGGATCGTTATTCGCCGAGCAAGCGACAACCTGGCCAGCGGTAGAATCCATCTTTACAGCCTGCCCAACCGTAAGGGCGCCGCCCGCGGTATAGGTCTGAGCGAAGGATCCAGGAATTGCATATTGAAGCGAGGTAGCCATCTGTTTTACTCCGAAGGGAGAGGGTTAATCAATTAAGCGAGGCGGCCAGCGGCGCGGGCCTTGTCAATTCGGGAATACATTTCAGAAACGAAGGCGCCCGTTCCCTTGCGAAGCCGGCCTTCCTTTTCAATCTCGGCGACAATATCCGCCGCCGTCACCTTCGCGGCAAGCGTGGCCACCTTTGCGACGGGCGCCGCAAGGCTAGAACCGCTCCGCTCAGAAACGCCCGCATAATCGCCGAGCAAGCCAGCGGCGCCGGCGGTGTCGCCCTTCGCGAGCGAGAGAGCATAGGCCCGAACGTGAGCGGGGAGCAGGGCGCCGCTTTCAACGTGGCGCTGGACAATCTCCGCGATCTTAGCCTCGCCCAGGGGCGCCACCTTCGCGGCGACGCGGGAAGCGATATCCTCGGCGGCCTTGGCCATCGTGACCGCGGCCGTAGCGGCCTTAGGGGCCATTGCAGGGGCAGGGGCGGGCGCTTCGGGGGCTTCCGCCTCGCCGGCTTCCTCGCCCGCTTCCTCGGCGGCTTCCTCGGCCTCCTCGCCGGCCTCTAGGGCCAGATCCTTGATCTGCATTTCAATAACCTTGTCCAGCTTCGCGGCCAGCTCGCCGAGCTTTTCGGCGTGAGGGGCTAGAAGCTCGCCGAGAAGGTCCCGCATTTGCGCGATCTGCGATTCATCGAAAGCGAGGGAAACGCCGTCAACGGCGGGCTTGATCTCAGGTTCCATTGTTTCACCCTTGGCGAATAGGCGCCGCGCAAATCCGCGGCGATAAACTGCGATTGATTCGGCGCTCGGCTCGCTCGGCGCCGCGTGAAATGCGTCGGCGGGGAGGCCATCCCGCGCCCCTGGGATCGCTTCGAAAAATCCAACGTCCACAAGGGCCGCCGCAAACATGCATTCGCCCGCGATTCGTGAGCCATCCGCTAGAACATAATCCGAAGCCAGCGCGATCGAAAGATCCAACCATTCGCCGCATTCAATCTGCGCCCAGGCCTTCGGCGTCCATTCAATACAGGCCCAGAGGCCGCCTAGGTAGGGGCCTGCGCCGTCGCAGATATGCACCCCGCGGATCGTTCCGGCCCGCTCCAAATTGGCCCCCGCTGGCTCGCTTCCCTGCAAACGCAATTCAATCGCGTGCATATAAGAAACGGGGAGGCCCTTAGCGGCCGCGCCCTTCGCTTCCTGAGCCGCGAAAAGGGCTTCGGTAGCGGCGCCGATAGCCTGCAAACGATCCAGGGTATAGGTTCGGATTTCGCCGCCGAGATCTTCCGCTTGATTCAGAGGCAATAGCAAATGCCAACGCGTCCGATCGTAGCAATCGGATCGAAGGTTCGCGGTGTAAAACAGCTTGGCCGCGCCGCTCGGCGCCGCCCGCTTCCCGCTCAGGTTCGCAAATGCGATTTGCGAAGCTTCAATCATTAGGGACCGTAAAGGTTGCAAGCGGCCACAACGTCCGTTGACGAAACCCGCACAAGGCGGATGGTCTGCAAATGCGCCGGAACAATTGTCGCGTCCGTCGCATCCGAAACGATCACAGTCACGTTTGCGACGCCCGTTGTCACAAGGTTATTTGCGCCGCCGCTGTTATAGATCTGGAAATCGAAATAATCGCCGATCCCCTTCAAAATGCCGCTAGTGGCATTCGTGAGATTCGCGAAGCTGGGAAGCGTAACCGTTCGATTCGAGCCGCCGGCCGCCGCGGTGTAAAAGCCGGTAAGCAAATCAGCGACAGTCAAAACAACGTTTCCGCTGAGCGTGCCGCCGCTAGTGCCTGCGCCATCGCCGAAAGCGATCGGGGGCAGGGCCGCCGCGCCTGCGCCGCTAGCATTCTCGCCGCGGCCGGTGAAAACGGGGTCAACGATTAGAACGGAAGCCAATGGGCCGCGATTTGCCATTTTACTACCTTGGGAAGCGCCCCGCGAAGGGGCGGCGTCAATTCGTGAAGATCTTTCTAAAGCCAGCCCGCCGAATTTGGCAAGCGAATATTTTAACCCTCGCCGCCGACCGCTGGCCCGTCAAACTTCCCAGGCGCCGCCGTCCCGAATTTATAAACGTAAACACAGCGGCAAACGTTCCCATACGGCCCGAGGGTTGAAAGGCATTTCTTATTTGGCGGCCGGTTCGCGAGGTATTCCGCCGAGCCGAATTGAAAAACCTTCCCGTCAACCTGCCTGCAATTTGAGCAAGTAACTTTGTCCATAATCGCCGAATAGGTGGCCGTTTCAACCGGAGGCCCTTCAACCCGAGCGACTTCCTCGCGGGTTAGGTTCGCCGTTTGCGTCACAGCGTTAACGGCGAGCTTGCCCCACGTCGCAAGGGGCAGGGCCAGCCCCGCCACAGCCGCGAGGGATTGGCCGCCCGTAGCCTCTACCGCGGCCGCCTCCCGAAGGCGCCGGTTCAAATCATCGTTGATTTGATTCGCGAGAATCCCAGCGCGAGCCTGCACAACTTGCTCCAATTCAGCCGCGAAGGTTTCAGGCTCGGCGCTTGGCGTCCAGCTCCCGCCCGTTTGCGCCTTGATCTCCGCGAGCAATTCGCGGCGATTAAAGGCGCTCCAATTCGAGAGAAGCGGAATAAAAGCCTTTTCATATTCCGGAACATAATCCACGCTAAGGGCGGCGATTTTATTAACTTGGCCCGCGGCAATGAATGGCGCCGCAAGTTTCGCAAAATCGGCCCGCTGTCTCTCCGCGATAGCGTCGGCGATCGTTGTCAGCGTGTCGCCGCTAGTCTGAATTCCTGAATAAAGCCGCGCCCAGGCCACGGCCTTTTCAGCCCCTGCTAGCTCGCGAAAGGTAGCGAAACCCCGCCCATCGCGCCCCCATACCATAACGGCCGGTTTTGCGGCCCTGAGCCCTGCCGCCGCTTCCCGCACGCGGTCAAATTCCGCAACCTTGCGATCGGCCCAATCGCGGCCCGCATTGCCGCCCCATAGATCCCAAGCGATCCGGCCCGCGCTGGGAAAGCCATCCTCTCCCGATTCGAAGCCCTCGGCGAGGCGATCCGAAACGTGGCGCGAGAAATAGGCCCGCATTCGGCGGATCGTTTCCTCGCTCAGGTTGCGCCCGTTCGCGATATCGCGAGCGCGGGCCACACCGATCGCCGTTCCGCCGCGCTTATATTTCGCCCGCCATTCAAGCGCCCTAGCGGCCGTTTCCCGCATTCCGGACGTTGGCGCCGTGTCAATATCGCCGAGCGCCTTAGCGCGGTGAATAAAAGCCGCCTCGGGGCCGGCGTCAGTCACAAGGGCCAGCCCGTCAAGCTCGCCGCTTTCCGCCCAGGGGCCAAGGGCCACACCTGAGCCCGCGCTTTCTGCCCCATCTGCTAGATCGTCGGCGGCCATTTCCTCGCCGCTTTCCTCGGCGATTTCTGCAATTTTATTAATCGCGGGGATCGCCGTAGGATTTGAAATTGAATAATCCGAGATCGGAAATCCAATCTGAGCTTCAACCATTTTCTTAGCGGTATCTTCCGGCACGCCCGCCGCAGATAGCAAAAGAATCGCAGAAACCGGCGCGATCGGATTCGGATTTTCAGGCGTCGCGACAAGGCTTGCCAAAACTTGTTGGGCCACCTGCAAAGCGCCGACTAGAAGCGGGGCGGATTTATTTTCATTTCCGGCCATTTCTTGATCCTCGGCGCTTTCCTCGGCGCTGGTATAAGGCACGCCCAGCGTATCGCTAAGCGTTCGAATATCGTCCGGCGTGTAAAGCGGCGAGCCGTCGGGGTTGACCATCCCGCGAACCCTCGCGACGCCTTCCCAAATCTGCAAAACCTCGGCGTCCGATCGCGTCATTATGCCATCGATCCGCAATTCCGGCACAACGGCGAGATCCCCAATTAAAACGTCGCAAGCGGTTTGAATCCACGTCCGGCGGCTTGATTTAATTTGCTCGGCGTATCCCTGCAATTGCCGCAAACGCTCGGCTTGCTGGACGTCGGCGAGGTTATAGCTTCCGCCATTTTGCCCAATTTCGGAAGCCAGCGCCCCAAGGGACCGCAAAATTTCCTTGTCGAAATATTCCATTGCCGCGAGGAAGCCCGTATCCGAATCAAATTCGAGCATTTCCATCGTGACGCCAGGCGGCAAGCCCATATAAGCCTGGCCCGAATAAAAGAAATCTTTAGCGGCCTGAGCGATTGAATCCGAAACGCCCTTAGCCTTCGCGCTTTCGGCGTCCATTTTAAACAGCGGGAAGCCGTTACCCCATTTCCGCCTGTGCATAAGCGCCGAAACGAACCATTCGGTTTTTCCTTGCGAGGCATACCAGGCCGCCCGCAAATCGCTGAGCCCTTCCAAATTCAGGCCGATCCGCTGATTCGAAACTAGTAGCAATTTCCGCGAATCAATTACGGGCATTCCCTGAACAGTAATCCCAGGCGTAGCCACATCCGCGAGCAATCCAGGCGAGCCCGAGGCATTTTGAACCACACCTAGCCAACGCTCCCGCTGGTCCCAAACCCAACGCAAAACCGAGCTTTGCGCCCTATGCTCGACAAACGTTGTGCGACGCCGGCCCTGCAAAGTGGGGTCAATTCCGAATTCGTGCAAAACGAACCCAGGGACCATCGAATAAGCTTGTTCGCGAATAATCTGCGCCGGATCAAGATCGGGGTTGTGATACCATTCGAGATTAAGAATCTCCGCGGCCCGTTCCGTCGCTTCGCGCATTGCGGCGCCGGCTTTAAAACGATCCTCGCGAGACATACCAGGCGCGGCCGCGATAGCCTCCCAATCCAGATCGGGCGCGGCGTAATATTCGGAAGCCTGCGCCACCCTTTCAACCGTGGCCCGAATCGCATTTCGCGCCACAGGGTTAGATCGCGCCATCCGCTCGAATTCGCCCTGGTCATAAGTTAAACCGCGGGCCACTAGGGGCTTGAGCTGGGTTTTGTTTTCCACCTGAGGGAGACCGCCCGCCGTCGGCGTGCCGCTTAGGCCCTGTTTTTTCGGGAGATCCGCAACCTCGGCGATTAGGTTTAGGTAACGATCCGCCTCCCCTCGCGCCGCGAGCCTGCGCCGAACCGAAGGCGAGCGCGGGATTTCGCTTCCCATCTCCACTAGGACCGTTTCCGGCTGGATATCTTCGGGCCGCCGGATTGCGGGATTTCTGAACAGCGCCGAATCGTCAACGCGGCCCAGGTAGCCAGCGGGATCGGGAAGGCGGCCCGAGCGAACCGGCGGCGTTTCTACCCGCACAAATTCAGCGACGCGGCGCCGGCCCCGTTCGATAGCGTCCCGCGTGAAATCCCCCGCCTTTCGGGCGGCCTTTTCGTAAATTCCCATCTGCGATCCTCGGCTCAGGTTGCGAGGTATCCTAACGCCCTCTCCCCGCGCCGTCTAGCAGGGGCAAAGCCCGCGGCCTAGTATCGCCCCCGATCGCCTTCCTGCCCCCATTCTAGAGGCCATCCGAGCCGCGCCATTTTACGATCTGCGATCCGTGGTAATCGACCCCCTTCGGCGCCCGATAATTCCCCGCGCCGGAAATTAGAGGCGCGTCCATTTGATTCAAGCCCAGCGTGTGCGGGAGGCAATAGCGGGCGCCGTGGACTAGCGCGTCAATTCGCCCAGGGGACCAACGGCGCGAGCCCCGCGGCGGATCGGGATCCCATGAAACCATTTCATCTTCCAGCCCTTCGAGCCTGCCAACGTGGCAAAATTGCCCGAGGCGGTAGAGATTCGCAACCGGCACAGCTCGCGCCGCCTTGCTCCCGATCGCGTGAATTAAAATCACCGGCACGCGGGGATCTACACTCGCGAGCGTCAAGCGGACCATCTCGCCGCCCTGATTTTGCTCGGCGACAATACAGCCCGCGCCAACCCGCCAAAATAGGTCAATTGCCCGTCTCGCCCATTCCTCGGGGCCGTAGCGGCCGGATTCATCTGCGATTGCATAGCCGATCCCCCCTGCCGCCCCTACGGCCACGATCCCCGCTTCGTCGGCGCTTTCCGCATTCGAAATTGACGGGTCAACGGCGACACAGATCCGATCCATAGGCGGCGCCGTCGCGAGCCGATTTCGATCGATATCTTCGAATTTCCACAAGGCCCCTGGCGCGTCGTCTAGGAATTCACCTAGCAGGAATCGGGCGCGGCGCCGGCTGTCCATTGCGTCCAGCTCGGCGAGGTAATCGGGCGAAAGGCGCGGATTTGACGCGGGGTTAATCTGCGCCGCAAGATACCAATTCGGATTAGCAATCGGGCCGCCGCTAGGGCTTTGCCCTTTCAGCCATTCGAGCGCGGTCCAATGTTTCGAGCCCGAAGGGTTAAGATCGTAAAAGGCCCGCGCCGGCATAATTCCCGAGCCGTCCGAATATTCGCAAACCTGAGCGAGGCGCGAGCGAACCAAGGGGACAACGGCCCAAGGGATTTGGCTGGCTTCGTTAAGATACAGCGTCACAAATTCGAGGCCTAACAGCTTTTCCACCCGCTCGCCCGAATCCAAGCCCGAGAAATGAATTTCTGCCCCATTCGGAAAGCGGGCGATTTGATCCGATTGATTCAGAGAAAATGCGACGCTTGGAAAGCGATCCCGCATTACATCTGAAAACGTCCCGAGCATTACAGACTTTCGGATCGCGTTGTGATTCAGGCGGGCCACCAAATGCCGCAAACCGGCGGCCCGAAGCGCCCGAAGGATCACGCTGAAAATGAGCATATAAGTTTTACCCGAGCGCGATCCCCCATACAGTAAAACGTGCCGCGGTTGGCGCTCGGCGATTAGGTCCCAGATTTCAAGCTGTCTCGCGCTCCAATCGGGAGGCGGCGACGCGGCGAGGGTTGACATAGCGGAGGCCTGAGCGGGGGCGGAAAGCGAGCCAAGCGGCGAGCCCTTCCAATCTACCGCCCGCGCCCCTGCCCCGTCAATTCGTGGCCCTTGCGGCCCAGGGCGAAGGCGGCTAGCCCTGCCCCTGCTAGCCGCCGCGCCTCCCCTCCCGCCGCCGCTGGCAAGCCCTCGGCGGGCGGTCCCCTTTCCCGCTCGCCGAGGGCAACCCGCCCCCGCCTTCGATCCTGCGAAGCCATCGCCGAAGATCGAAGCGCCGATCTTTCCGGCGCCCCTTCGCGGCCCCGATCGCATAACCTCGCGAAAAGACTAGCAAACAAAGTTTGATAAATCGTCAACGCAAAGGTTGACAGGGGGAGCGGAGCGGCTATCTTAGGGGACACCAAGGCGAGGCAATCCAGCCCGCCGAAATCAGAGGCCCC